GACTTTATTATTCAGTCATGGGATACAGCTTTTTTAAAGACACAGCGTTCTGACTACTCTGCGTGTACAACATGGGGCGTATTTTACCAACCTGATGATACAGGTGTAACACAGCCTAATTTAATTTTGTTAGATGCGTATAAAGAACGACTAGAGTTTCCAGAATTAAAAAAGAAAGCTTTTGAAATGTATCAAAGTTGGCAACCAGAAGCTTTTATTGTAGAAGCTAAAGCTGCAGGTATGCCTTTAATATTTGAACTTAGGCAAATGGGAATACCTGTATCAGAATATACGCCTAGTCGTGGTAATGACAAAATAGCAAGGGTTAATGCTGTAGCTGATTTGTTTGCATCTGGTATTGTTTGGGCACCTGATAGAAAGTTTGCAGAAGAAGTTATAGAAGAGTTTGCATCTTTTCCGTCTGGAGACCATGATGACTTAGTTGACTCATCAACCCAAGCATTAATAAGATTTAGACAAGGTGGTTTTATTCCTCTACACTCTGACGAAGATGAAGAAGATTTGCCGCCTAGAGAAGCCAATTATTATTAGGAGACTAAATGGCAGAAAAACGATTACAAACCCCAGAAAAAAAATACAAAGATTCTCCTGTTGAAGTTTTAGTAACTAACCCTGATGAAGTTGCAATAGCAACAGAAGATGGTGGTTTAATTATAGATTTTGATGATGGTGCTGAATTAGGCACACCAAACTTTGATGATAATATTGCGGAGTTTATGGAAGAAGCTGAACTACAGCTACTATCTAGTGAACTTGTAAGTTATTTCAATGCAGACAAAGAATCAAGAAAAGACTGGGAAGATACATATACTAAAGGATTAGACCAACTAGGTTTAAAAATTGAAGAAAGAACTCTGCCTTGGCAGGGTGCTTGTGGTGTGTTCCACCCTTTATTAACAGAATCTGTAGTGCGTTTTCAAGCTGAATGTGTAAGTGAAATATTCCCAGCCAAAGGTCCTGTAGATACAAAGATTGTTGGCGAAATAGATACAGAAAAACAACAACAGTCTGAAAGAGTTAAAGATTATTTAAACTATTTACTCACAGAAAAAATGAGTGAGTACAGAACAGAAACAGAAAAGTTATTATTTAATTTACCACTAGCTGGTTCTGCATTTAGAAAAATATATTACGACCCAAGTTTAGGCAGACCTGCAAGTATGTTTGTTCCTGCTGAAGATTTTGTAGTTAGCTATGGTGCATCTGATTTAAGCACTTGTGAAAGAGCAACTCATGTAATGAAAAAAGCTACTAATGATATTAGAAAGCTACAAGTTATAGGATTTTATAGAGATGTTGAGCTACAAGCCCCTAGTGATGAGTTAAACAACATACAGTCTAAGTACAATGAACTTACAGGTTCTAGTCAAAGTTACGAGAATGACCAAAGACATACCATACTTGAAATGCAAGTAGAGCTTGATATTAAAGGCTTTGAAGATAGAAAAGATGGTAAAATAACAGGCATAGCCTTGCCTTATGTAGTAACTTTAGATTTACAATCTGGAGTTATTTTAGCTATTCGTAGGAATTATTTAGAAGATGACCCTATGAAAAAGAAACGAGAACACTATGTTCACTATCAATATTTGCCCGGTTTAGGATTTTATGGGTTTGGATTAATACATTTGATAGGCGGTATATCTAAATCTGCTACAAGCTTATTAAGACAGTTAGTAGATGCTGGTACATTATCTAATTTACCGGGTGGTTTAAAATCCAGAGGACTAAGAATTAAAGGAGATGATACTCCTATTATGCCGGGTGAGTTTAGAGATGTTGATGTACCCGGTGGTGCAATTAAAGACAATATTACATTCTTACCCTACAAAGAACCATCAGGAACTTTATACAGTTTGTTACAAAACTTAGTAGAAGAAGGTAGAAGATTTGCTTCACTAGCTGATTTAAAAGTATCTGACATGAGTAGCCAAGCTCCTGTAGGTACAACACTTGCTTTATTAGAAAGGTCTTTAAAAGTTATAGGTTCAGTGCAATCAAGAATACATAACTCTATGAAGCATGAGTTAAGAATACTATCAAGAATAATATTTGATTTTGGTCCAACAGAATATCCTTACCAAATAAAAGGTAAAGAACTTTTAAAAGAAGATTTTGATGGCAGAGTAGATGTAGTACCTGTATCAGACCCTAATGCTTCTACTAAGGCACAAAAAATTATGCAGTATCAAGCAGCTTTACAGTTATCTACACAAGCTCCTGAACTGTATAATATGCAAGAGTTACACAGACAAATGTTAGATGTACTAGGTATTCAAGATGCAGATAAGATTGTGCCGCTTGAAACTGAAATAGCACCAACAGACCCTGTATCAGAAAATATGAATCTACTTAATGGTAAACCTGTTAAAGCATTTATTTATCAAGACCATGAAGCACATATTAAAGTTCATATGTCTGCTATGGAAGACCCAAAAATGCGAGAGATGATTGGGCAAAGTCCAAATGCTTCCAGAATTTTAGCTGCATTTACAGACCATGTAACAGAGCATATTGCGTTTCAATATCGTAAAGAAATTGAAAAACAACTTGGTGCTCCATTACCACCACCTGATGAACCGCTACCAGAAGATATTGAACTGCGTTTATCAGAACTTGTATCTGAAGCTGCTGAAAGAGTATTAGCCTCAAGTCAAGCAGATGAAAGACAAGAAGAAATAAGAGAACAGTTAGAGGACCCTGTATTACAACAAAGAGAAAGAGAACTAGATATCAGACAAGCTGAAGTACAAAGAAAAATGAAAGCTGATGCTGAAAGACTGGCTCTTGATTTAGAAAAAGCTAAAGCAACTAATGAAGTAGAAAAAGAAAGAATTGCTTCACAAGAACGCATAGCGGGTGCTAACATCGGATTAAAAGCTGCTACAGAAAATAAAAAAATATCTAGCAAAGAGCAAATAGAAGGTGCTAAGATAGGTAGAGATATAGCAGAAACATTACTGGAAGATGAGTGAGTGGATCAACTGAAAATATAGTAGAAGCTATACAACAGAAGATTCGTGAGCATATGAATGAACATGCTGATCATTTATCTGGCGGTGGATGTAAAAATTTTGAGGAATACAGATATCTAACAGGTGTGATATCTGGACTTGCCTTAGTAGAAAGAGATATACTCGATCTGCTAGAAATAGTAAATCGTCAAAACTGACGCAAGGACCTAGACCTTAATCTAGTGCAAAGGAGAAAACATGACAGAACCTGCAAAGGATACTCAACCCAAAGAGGTTGAAGCAACAGACAAAGCTAAACAACTCCCTGTTCCAAAGGGTTACAAAATTCTAATCGCATTACCCGATATAGAAGAAACTACCAAAGGTGGAATTATTAAAGCATCTGAAACTCGTAGAGTGGAAGAAGTTGGTTCTATCGTTGGGTTTGTTTTAGAAATGGGTGATGATTGTTATCAAGATAAGAACAGATTTCCAAATGGTCCTTATTGTGAAAAGGGCGATTGGATTATTATGCGTTCTTATTCAGGCACTAGATTTATGGTGCATGGAAAAGAATTTCGTTTAATTAATGACGACAGTGTAGAAGCTGTTGTTCAAGACCCAAGAGGAATAGTAAAGGTAATTTAATATGTCTGAAAATAATACCGCAAATCAAGAAGTTGAACAGGTAGAACCAATAGAACAACCTGTAGAAACTTCCAAAGAAGAAAAGTTTTTTGGAGTCAAACATCAAATCGGTAAAAGCAAAGATGACTCAACAGAAAACAAAAATGAAGAAGTCGAGGTGGAAGTCATTGACGATAGACCACCTGAAGATCGTAAGCCCCCTAAAGTAGAAACTGCAAAGAATGATGTAGAAGAAGAAATAGAGGGCATTAACGATAAAGTTCAAAAGCGAATTGATAAACTCAAATATGAGTACCATGAAGAAAGAAGAGCCAAAGAAGCATCAGATCGTTTACGAGAAGAAGCTGTTAATTATGCTCAGAAGATTCAAGGGGAAAATAAAAGGCTATCAGCTTTAATTAATAAAGGTGAAGAAGCTCTTTTAGGGCAAATTTCTGCTAAGTCAACGGCTGAGTTAGAGAAAGCTAAAGCTGAGTTTAAAGAGGCTTATGAAGCTGGTAATAGCGATGCTATGTTAGCAGCAAATGAAAAGATACTTGCAGCACAAGTTGATTTAAAATCTGCTACAGAAAAGCTAAATTATTACCAACAGCAACAGGAAGCAATACAAGAACAAGCACAGCAACCTGTTCAACAACCTCAGCAACCACCACAACAAGCCTTAG